CTAAATTATCAGTAGGTTTCTTATGTAAATCAGGATTGTAATCATTACCATCAACAGTCCATCTTGGTTCAGTCATCCGAAAGTAACAACATTATAATGTTTACGAATAGGTGGGTATTTTGGTTTTATAGGCATTTGAACTGTCCTATAAATTCTCAGTAAAAGTTCAGTAGTTACCATATAATTTGTGGTTCTTGTGGAGTAGCGTATTGTATTGATTCTATTAATAGATTAATGTCTGCACTTAATGCATCGTTTGTATCTGAAAGTCTATGATTACTTGCACCCAGATAAAATAAACTAGATGAGAGTATTATTGTTAATACTCCTATTGCGGGTAGGTGTTTAATTTTCATTCTTCAATGTCAAAATGCCATTTAATTTCTTTGATGTAGTCAAAAGTATCTGCCATGTATGTTCTATCATTTATATCATATTTTCTATTGGTCAAAAATCTTCTCAACTCATCTATAGAGTTGAATGATCCTTGGTGCATATGATTTTCATTATAGAGATGGAACCTCATTGTTCAGATTCTTGTTTTTTCCTTCCAATATTATACTTGGATTCTAGCGTCCAATCATTTTTTTCTTTAAAACTTAACACTTTGATTTGATTTAGTGGTGCAAGATCAGAAATTTTTTCTGCAGATAAAGAAGTAATAGAAACTAATCCCCAGTCTACTAACAACTGTACGATTCTATTTCTACGTTGAATGTCGTTCTGTGATAGATTGGTATTCTTACCATCTAGTGCAAATAATTCTTTGAAGTGTACAATAAAATACTTTCCTTGTTTGTGTAGTATATGACAAGACTGGTATATCTTCTTCTCTTTTCTTGACGCTACACCTATTCTAGTTAAAGTCTCTCTTACCTTTAGAAAATCATCTGGTTCTTTCAATGCAACCTCAACCATATCAGATTGCTTCCATTGAATATCAAGTTCACCGTTCATGTTTGCCACCTTTGCTTAATGCTTTTTTGATATAATCTAGTTGATCCTTGGTGAGAATTCTGAGTGCTTGGAGTGCTTTATCGTCATTATAACCATAATACTCTTTGACTAACTCAAGATAATCAATAGAATCTTTTTTTGCCCAAGGAGAGAAACGCTTCCTTGGCTTCACACTATTTATAAAAAAGTCATACTGCAAACGTTTTGGTAGATGAGGGTTCTTGTTCATCTCATTAGCAAACAACACAGTGTCAGTAAAGGAACTTAAGCACCTGTTAATAATATAGGATGGATATTTTCTTTCCGCATCAAGGTCGTCTACCAATATATTCTTCTTGGATTGATTGATGCTGTATAGGTAATCTTTCAGTTGGTACATTGTCGTTCCAGTGTCTTATGTTTCCTGCAATAATAAAACAGTTGGTGACTACCAACTGTATAAAAATAAGTGTTCGGATAATTGCAACAAAATCTGCCTCTTTGTCGTTCTTACCTGACTTGTCGCCTAGTGCCTTTGCCCATAGTCTCCAGAAGTTAACCTTTCGCATTTACACCAACGACTCTAGCATTAGGATTTCTTGCAAGTGCAACTTCACGTGCGTCTTGATAATTCTTAGCAATAACTTGTTCTTTGAACATAGTTCCTGCTTTGTATAGAGTTACTTCACATTTCATAATTAATAAGAACTAATTCTTTTCTGGATGCTTGTTCTGTATTATAGCATCCCACAGACCTCATTGTGTAAGTATGTGCAAATTCCGAAACTGACCACTCCTTGAATCTGTTCTTTACAATTTGATCTGAGTTGTAAGAAATCAACATGGGTGCTGTGTAATCATCACACCACTCAGCAAATTGATCATGATCAAATTTTTTATGTATTGATCCCTTCCTACCATACAGATTATCTTTTATATCGTATGGTGGATCAAGGTATATAAAATTATCTTTGTCATCAGTTAACATTCTTTCGTATGAAAGATTAGTTATCTTCCAGTTTTGTATCATGGTTGCATATGTTTTTAATTTTTCAATACCATTGAGTGAAAAATTAGATTCGGATGCTTGTTCTGAGAATGATGATGACTCAGTTAATCCTGAGAAACTACATTTGTTTACAATATAAAATGCAGATGCACGTTCAAGATTAGATTTAGTCTTATCGTTTACTTCTTCTTTCATTGATTGAAATAAACATCGTGCAGCATCAGGATTACAGTAGCATTGTTTTATACCTGTTAGTAAATTAGATAATTTATCTCCGTTATGCTGTAACTCAGACCAAAAATTATATAATGGTTCATACAAATCATTTACCCACACATCTAAATGTGGATATCTTTTAGTTATTTCTATTGCTACAGAACCACCACCTAAAAATGGTTCACGATATTCTTTGTATTTTTTAAGATCAGGAATAAACTGAAACAACTTAGTCAATGCTCTGCTCTTTCCGCCAGGATATCTTAGGGGTGTCTTGAATGATTTTAAACTCATTGCTCTATGATAAGTGCTTTGGTTGTTTTATTTTCTAGAAAATCTACTACTTTCATTATACCATATGCAGTGAAAATTTGGGGAACTATAAATGCTACCATAGCAATTACCCAAAAAAAGTAATAATAGTTTTCTTTATTTTGTGTTCTCTTCTTTGGCATTAGATTCCATTAAATAATTTCTTGCTCTTTCGATGCCTTCTAGATTATCACCTAGTGCACCTATGCTAGTATTACATACCCTACAAAGATATCCACGTAATTTTCCTGTTTCGTGACAATGATCTAATACTAATTGCAGATCAGTTCTTCCACAACAATCACATGGAGTTCCTATGGGTCTTGTTTTACCATGTATTTTCTTTAGGTCTCTCTCTACTTTTCTGACAACTTTTCTACATTCGTAACACATACCATGACGATATGTTTTAGTTGCTGTAACCGTGGTTATCTCAAAGGCAGAGTTCTCCTTTGTCTTTTTACATGTTCTGCAAGTCTTCACTTAAACTCACAACTCATCATAACTTCTGTTAGACATGCTAACAAGTTAACTTCCTGATCAGGAACAATAGGAATGTTGTTCATGTATTTGGCAATAATTAAAACTGCCTCTGGTATAGAAGATGGTTTTAATACACCATACAAACTATCATAGATCTTACGCATGACCATGGTAGGATCATTATCCATATGTTGTACTACCCAACTCTTTACTGTAGTAAATTCTTTCTTCTTGAGTGATGTTAGTAACGTATCAAGATTAACATCAGCAACATCTACTAGAATTGCAGAGTTGATTGAACCTGTAGCTGCATAACGTTGACACTCATTGATAAGTCTCCTCCAATCAGGATAATATCTTTTGATTAGTTTAGCAATTACTTTCTCTTCAAACTTTACATTCTCTTTTTCAAGAATATATTTTAACCTAGCAAAGAACTCAACTTGTAGTTTTGTTGATTGCTCTGGTTTAATTCTAAAGTCAACGACTGTACACCTAGAGTGTAATGGTTCTATGATCTTGTTAATAAAGTTACAAGTGAATATAAAACGACAGTTGTTATGAAACTCCTCTACAGCAGTCCTCAAGGACAGTTGTACATCGTTGGTAGTGTTATCTGCCTCATCTATAATAACGACTTTGTGAGACGCACCTGACGTCAGTGACACAGTTGTAGCAAATTGTCTTACACGATTTCTTACTGTGTCTAGAAAACGACCTTCATCTGATCCATTGATGACAATGTATGACGCTCCTATTTGATCACACATTGCCTTAGCAATTGTAGTCTTACCTACTCCTGCTGTGCCACTCAATAATAGATTAGGTAGTTCTCCTTGTTCAACAAAACCTTGAAAGACCTCACGTGTTGTATTAGGGAGGATGCAATCCTCCACTTTTTTAGGTCTATATTTTTCAACCCAAAGGAACTCTTTGCTCATTATGTAATTGTAAGTTAAAGGAAAATGTTAATCTCATCTTAGCATCACTTGGTAGATCAACGCAATGCTTTAGGTATGGTGGAAATAAAATGACATCTCCATCATGTAAATTTGGACTCAAGGTATCAGCAAAGTATTCTTGAAAGTCTCCACTGTTATATGGAAACTGATGTATCCGATTATTAGAATCAGGACGAAAGAATGTTGTTGGAGTAGTGCCCTTGTTATAATAAACACCACACCAATATGGATTTAAGTCCATGCAACCTGTCAAATGTGTATGTGGTTCTTGACCTTGATCTTCATGATATACATTATACCAGAAGTCTACAAAATTAAATCTGTCAGGTATACCGTGTTGATAGAAAAGTTTTTTTATCTGTTCTTTTAGATCTGACATCAAACTATTCCTAACATCTACAGATACTAATGTATCATTGTCAGGAATAGAAGGGTAAGTAGAATTGACTGGTGTAGTCCATCCTCTAGGACGATGATCTAATTTGTCTATCTCGGCAAATTTATAATCATCATGTTTGTCAAATCTAAAAGTAAATACAGGAACAAAAAAAACTTTATGTAATCTCACGGTTCAAGTGCAATGTAATACTTAAGGTCAACATCTTGACTAGTCCATTCTGATATCAAATGTTGAGATACCTTTACAGTATAGTCACTTGGTAAAACACGAATGTTTTCAATCTTAAGATCAAGAGAGAATGTTCCAGTAGCAGTTCCTTTCAAAGAAAGATCGTAAGTGTTACTGGTGTCATTTTCTTTGTCTCTCAAAATTAATTTGATCGTGTTTGATCCTTCTTCTGAATAGAAGGTTAGGTCAGGAAGACCATATACAGCAGATGCCTTTTGAATGTTTACTAGATCCTCAGCAGTCAAAGAGAATTCTATATCAGAACCAGGAAACTTTACGTTTTTCTCAGGTGCACTCTTTAATGTGATCTCAGGATCAGAAAAGTAATACTTAGCAGACTGACGACCACCACGAATGCTTACAAAATCTCCAGAAGTAAATTCCAATTGAGGATTATCAAACAAAGAAATTCCACTCAAGAACTGACTGAGATCATAGATCGCAAAGTCAGTAGGAAATATTTCTTCTCCTGTAAATTTTGCTAGTATATTTTCTGCGTTAGATATCGTTCTAACGGTTGATCCTTGACGAAATACAATAGAAGAATTGATTGTCGAAAAGTTTTTAAGGACGTCTAGTGTTTTTTTAGATAGTGTTACTTTACTCATTTGTCATAATAAATTATTCTTGTGCAGCAAAATCTGCAGCTGCGTATCGTGAAGTTTCTTTGTGATAGAAATGCATCAATAGCACTCCATAGTGTAGCACCTTTAAGATGTCTTGTCTAGCACTACCTTTCTTATCAAAACGTGAAGCATACTTTAGAATGTTACTTCTGCAAAATGCTTGTGCATCTCCACATGCTTCAATCAGATCGAGGGTTTGAATACTATCTTCTAGTAGTCCAGAAGAATAGTGTTTGCTATACGTAGAAGAGATGTATGCTAACAATTCTTCTACGTTTTCTTTTTCATTGTATTTCAATCTTCACTCCAGACATGATCTATGTCACTATGATAGCATTGAAATTCATTTCCGTCAA